GACGCTAACACAGCGGCTCTGCGTCGTTCAGCTGCAAATATGGCTCCGCCCCCTGTACAACCTGCAGTGGTGACACATGCTCCAATGGCAGTTAACCACACTATTAATAATCAGAATAATACGATTACACGTGCTCGGCCACCTGCTGCAGATCCTGGAGCTACTCCTACTGGTGTTAGAGTATAAAAAAGCCCGCTTTCGCGGGCTTTTTCTTAATCAGCGTTACCTAGCTCTTTGAGCCACTTATCGAGATCTTCTTCTTCAGCATCGTCTGCTGGGTTGCGGACTAGATCTGCAGTGGACTTCGTGAAATCTGGAATCTCATTGTCGTCTACTATAGACTTCGGTGTTGATACACCCTCAGAAGGCCTAAGGCCGAGTACATCGTTCATACGCTTCTGAAGCTCTTCATATGATTTAAACGATTCCTTATCTGTTAGGAACGCTAGCTCATGTGAGGTACGCCATAGGCGCTCAATCTCATCGTCTTCGGTTGCGATTGGTGACGGAGCATCAAACTTTGACTTGTCGTAGTTTGGATATTCATCTACCATTGCGACGCGAAGTCTGAAGTTCGCACCATCCCACATATCGAAGGGGTTAAACTTCGTCTCATCGTCAAGATCATCTGTCTTTTGCATAACGTCCGTTAGCTTTTCCAGAATCTTCTTACCGAAGGAGAATAAGAATACTTTCCCCTCGTTATCTGTATTGCTTGGATCCTTTATTACGAGGATGTTCGCGTGATACTTGACACGACGCTTTTGGCGACGGACTTGATCTTTTTGTCCTTCACTCCACAGGCGTGTGTTTAACTCACTACATTTATGTTCGAGATATATCGCTAGTATATCCCCGGAAATTACTCCAGCTTATAGTTTCCTATAAGATCAGACTATATCACGATCCAATTTTGTGTTGGATCCATTGTACTTCCACTCCCAATCGCGTTTAGAGTGTACTCTGATTCCTCAGATAGTCGTTGAACCTTCCCTTTACTTTTTGGGGCTTGGCTGCTGATTAACATATTAAAGAACTCATTTATCTCTTTAAGATCATTTGACAAAAAGGCTCGGGGTGTGTTGTCATTGATCTTTTTCGTTAGGGTTTTAACTATAATAAATATGCAGTTATAACCCATTGCGTGAACGCATTTTTGTTTATCCAAGAGATTAGATATACCATCACAATTATATGTCCAATTACTCTTAATATCAACTATTAAATTATATTCTGGCAAATAAAAGTCGGGAACAAAAAGTCCACTTTTAACACTTGGTCTAATTATAGTAGGCATATCATCACCTAATACAAATTCGATTTGTTTTTCTACACAGTACAGCAAAAAGGCATCTTCAAACCCCTGAACCGTATACGAGCTATTGTTAATAATAATATTTTTGTTTCGACCGTTACATAATCTATGTTGTAGGGTGCCGTTTTTTCGTCGGGTTTCAACTCCTTTGGCGTATGTGGCCTTTCGTTTTTCTATATCTGCACTTTGCCATAATATATTGGCGCGTTTAGCCAAATGATTAAAATAATCTTCTCCGTATTTAACACGCAAAGTATTAACTCTTTTATCGTGTATCCTTTTTTTGTCTGTTTCTGATAAAGAAATAAGCCATTTTCTACGAGTTTTGCGAAAGTTTTCTAACACTTCGGGCGAGTTATTAAATTTCGCTGAAACAATTGCTCTGTGTTTATCTGATTTTAAATAGCATTTATCAGAACACCATTTAAGATATCCGACAACTATGTTGGAAAACTTAGTTTCATTTTGACATCCCATACAATACCCCTCTTCAGGTGTCTTATAATATGTGTCATATATTTGACGCACTGTAAATCCTGTATGTCGAATACCGTTTCTATAGCCTCCTAGCGTGTTGTATGTTTTATTATTCAAGATACAATAAAACTCTCCTCGTTTGATGTTCCCTTTCTTAGTCTTTATAGTTTCTAATACTTTAAAGTGTTTATGTTTATTAGTGTACTGCATTTTCCACACCCCTGTGTTTATGTCAGTACTATTTAGAGTTCTTTAACTTAGTCTTCCCAGCAATTCACAATGTTTTTCGAAATAGGTTACCCTATTAAGCCGCTAGTGTGTGGTTAACGGGATCGGATAGTCCGATAGTGTTGAGAGAATTTTCGATATAGTATTTACCAGTCTTGGGGTCCTGGAACCCGTGATCATATGTAACTACATATGGCTCAGTACCATCTGGCGATGTTGGAAGAAAGCGAATAATAGCGGATCCGTTACCTGCAGCGTCTCGCGTCACAGTCCAATATCGTGCATCTTTTTGTTTGTTGTTGTTGCCGGAAGCAAGCTTCTGAGTCAATGAATCGAAGCTTTTTTGACGGTCTTTTTTTAGTGTTGAGAAATCAACCATGTGTATTTTCCTTTTAATTTATCCACGGAAATACATAATATAACGATTAGTGTTCACCTCTAGGGCATATTATTTAGTGTGACCATCGCTTTTCAAAGATGGCTTTTACTCGGTTTACATCTATTTGTACAAATGATCTATATTTGCGCAACTTAAGTAAATGTTTTTCAACAAGAGGATGTGACTGTTCGTCAACCCTATCAAGTATTTTTGTTACAGAGTCGATTAATACAATAGACTCTGCAGTGATCTCGTCAGAGATATACTTGTTAATTATAGGCGGAAGATCGTCTATATTCAACAGTTCTTTTATAGACTCGAATATTAATAAGTCTTGTTCGAGTCTATAGTATCTTGATGCAGCTCTTGCTACTAACGCTTCATATCGAGCGATCCCCTCATCTTCTATTACATCAGTAACGAAGCATTTAGGGTTGTGTAGCATATTAGCTACTAGTAGTAGTTCTGGATTTTTGTGGCGGCCAAGCTTACCGAAGAAGTACCGTTGCTTATTATAGGAGAACTTTTGCTTGGCCGCAATAGAGTCTCCGGATACTTTCCCGTGATATTTTATATAATCATACTTCTCAGAAGTAAAATGTAACTTTACAGCTTTAAATAGTAAAGAGGCGCCGAACGGGTCAAGATCAGACATCAACTAGTTTGATAATATTTAATTCGACAGCGCGCTGTTGTATAAGCGCTTTAAGAGGTCCGTCTGAATTTACTAGTTTCGCAACCGTCTGTGCATCTACACCATATCGATTTGATACATCCAGTATTGCATCGAATGCACAGGTATCTGTTGTGTTGATAAGTGCCCAAACAGCCTTTAAGAATTCTTGTTTACTTGTTGCCATATATTACCATTGTATTAAACGTATTTTGTTACTATCGTCTATATCGTATATTGTTAATAATCTCTTCACAGAAGAACCATGCATATATTAAACTCATACATCCGATGTAAATTAATACACCTATAACCCCTATGCATATTATCACACCGAGAATTATAATCGTACAGAAATATACGCAAATAACTTCAATAATAGATATAATCGACTCTTTGAGTGTCCATGGAAATCCAAACTTAAAATACGGCATTTGATATCTCCAGAAAAATGGTGGTAGTTTGTTTCTGTTGCTAAGTACAAACTTCCAAAAACTCCGACTACCTTTTGTTAAGCAGCTAGAGCTAGGCTCTGGCGTGCGTACACTACTTGGTTGTCATTGGCTGCATTTAAGTTGCCAGTTAGTAGAATGAACATTTACGGTGTATCTAACCGTTCCCTAGATTTTGTTTTTGCCACCTGTCGATGCTATTTCGCCCCCATCAAAGTCGGATACGGTTATCCTACCACTATCACCTTGGGCCGAGATTCTACGGCGCTGATATCCGACTTTGGTGGAGGCGCCGGACGTCGCAGTCCGGGTCCAGAATAGTTATTCAAAATCCTCGTATTCAATAGGCGGAAAATTCCTATTGATAACCTATTATACTATACTTTCCGTATATGTTCAAGTGCAATTATTGCATCTGTTAAAGAAAAGTCTTGTTCCTGACGATGTATATCTTCAGTTGGTAATATCGGCACTACGCGTTCTAAAATTTGAAGAGTCTTAATTAGATAGGTCGAACATTCTAATAGTTTTTCTCCTACATCCTTCAGTTCAGCTGTTTGTGCTACGTGTGCATCCTCAAGCATCTGCATACGCTCTGTTAATTTTACAACTTGAGTATTAGTGTAGAAATCCATATATGTTATTTCCAATGAACCGGTGGGTTACAAAACCCAGGATCAGCTGGGAACGGATTTGGTACCGCAACTATTGGCTTCTGCCAATCAACCACAATACCAATGCTATTTAGGCCTTTTACATCACTATAGTATAATGCTTCTGTAAGAGCAGGCCTGTTAGATGCTCTCTCGAAGTTTGTCTTTTGTGTTTGAAAATTAACCGCCTTGCCGAAATTTGTCCCGAGAGAAGCTGTGTTTGTTCCATCTGTAGCAGCGTTAGTGACTGATGTTGCTGAGATGCTAGCGTTCAAGGTAGCAGTTCTAGGGGCTGCTGCTGAACCGCTCACAGTCATGGTATTTTGTGCATACCCACCCATAAGTGTAGAATGCGGGTGACCGTAATAGGGAAGATTAGGGTTAGTGGTTAGTGGTACTATCCTCGGTTGATTATAAACCCAATCACTTATGTCTGGAAACTTGTTTTCGTAATTACACTTCTCTGTAAATACCATCAATCCGATAACACCAATATTATCTGGTTCACCTACAGATGCAGCATAAGACCCACGACTAGCTCCAAACTCAAATGAAGCTGCCCTGTATAGGTCAACAGACCAACCCGGTACTTCAACGGTCCCAAACGCATCGACAATATATCCTGTACTATCTATTCCGGCTGGTTTTCCATCATTAATTGATAGCCCATCAACAGACACAACAAAAAGTGCCCGAGCTGTTGAATTATTACGTAGTCTGATAGTATATTGTGATTTAGCTCGACCTTCGATCCATTTAGCAGATGTCTCGGGAGCTGTGTATTTCGTAACTGGTTTGCTTTTGATGCATATATCCAGCGTATATCGTGGTGTTACTTGTATCATAGTATTTTCCTTCTAACTTGGCAATCTCGCCATACTTCTATTTATCGTAGTTGATTGTAAAAATCAGCTTCAATAGTCTTTTCTACTCCGAATCTAATTAAACATTCCCCACCTCCTTCGTCTCCGATAATAAACGAGTGGGTGCGATCAAGATCTTTCACTACTAACATAACATTAACGTTAGGTTCCGTATCGAGATGATACCGATACAGTAAAACTTTCGAATTTGGAAAGATGTTAAGATGTTCAGGCGCTTTAAATCGCCATGAATGCCCGTCGTTGTATACTCCTACCATAACATTATCAGTAGAAATAGAAAGAACTGTCCCTGTTTTTAGTAGGAACAGTTCTTCGTTTTGGTCGTTCGGCTTCTTTTTTACGGTAGGTTTCAAATCTTATGCTCGCGCTGATCTGAAACAATCACGTATGGGTGACCATCACCTTTTAGGACTTCTTTGACCGTTGCTTTGAACGTCTGATGATGCTTCGCGATCAGAGTCTCGGGGCGCCACCCACGAGTCTTCAGTTTGTCATCATACATACGGTCGATTACAACGTATCGCGCCAGTACACCTTTAGGCAGTTGATCCAGCACAGCTGTACGATCCTTTTTACGAAGGTTCGTTGCATCCAGTACTGTAAACACACCGTGATCGAGACGAGCTTTTACCAGGCTGTGCACGTACGACCAAGTACGAGCCAGTTCATCTGGAGCATGTCCGCGTCCATCAGTGTGTGCACCAAACAGTTGATCGCGAACTGCATCTGACGATACGACATCAGATAGCTTGTAGTTCTTTTCAATGTAGGTAGACTTACCAGAACCTGAAGGCCCAACCATAATATCCAGCAGAACCTTACCTTGGTTGTCTTTTGCATACCGTGATGTTTTGTTCTTATCGAAGTCTCCATCGTTTACCTGTAAAACAGGCAGACCATAGTCGCGGAATGCGCGGACAACCCCGTCGCGATCATCCAGCGCGAACTGGATGTCCCATCCGTCTTCAAGCATTTGCTCCAGCAGTTCAACCTTTACGATCGAGTCTTTACGGTAGTCTCCGCCCGCGCGCATATAGATAGCATCGTAGGGGATGTCGTGACGACGTAGCCACTCAATCGTAGCAGCCTTGTAGCCGTTTTCATCAGGGCGCGCGGTACCAATGACAATCGCATAGCCTGCAGCTGACATAGCTCGCAGAACTTGCTCTGTATGCTCAATGATAGTATCATCTCCCATGCCGCCGAAAAACAGGTCCCATCGATTGCCGTCTAGGTGATGGCGACGATGCTCGCAGTTACACAGCGTACCATCCAGGTCGCAGTAAATCGCTTTTTGTTTCGTGTTCATTATTAAATTTCCGTAATACAAGCGCGCGTGACAGAATAATCGAGCTCGCCCTTTGCAATATTGATAAAGACGTCGTCGATAAACTTAGACGCGTCTCGCTTTGATGTAAATTTACACATCATATAATCCATAAGCGGAATACCCTCCAGGTTTCCTCGCTCAAACACTATATCGAAATGAACCTGGTGTGTATATTGCATAACTTCTCCTGTGGTATACTTATACGCTATCTTACGAAGTTAGGCAACTACTTTCGCGGCTCGAGGCTTCTTAACAGGCTTTGCGGTCGCAATTCCCAATTCAACTAGAATGCGTTCGCGGCCTACTTCAGATTCTTTAACGATTTCTGGAACTAACGCTTCGATTTTCTTAGCAATTCTGATGCGTTCAAGCATATGACTCAGATCAAGAGGATTCGTCTTCGAATATTGCACAGCTAACTGCAACAGTTCAGAAATGGGGCCGGCTGCTGGTCCGCTTTGTGTATTTTGCGGAACCGCGTGACCTTGTGATGCACCAGTGTGAAACTCTGCATAAGTATTATCATCAGGCGGTAGCACAAAAGGCGCTGAGGGATCCATTACTGATCCAAACTCGTCAGCGCCTCCGGGTCCTATTCTATATTGTTCAAGTCCTCGGTTCAATTTCGTATACTCCTAGTTCGCGAACCATCTTCTGACGAATAGCCTCAGCTTCAGTATTGAGGCTGTCCACAATCAACGTGATTGCGGTTGCATGCTGCTTCATTGCCATTGCATCTGTTGCAGTATGCTTCTTTTGAAGCCGGAGACGATCATAGATCGACGCGTGATGTTGAATTTGTTGAATCGTATGCATTTGGTCAATTTTCATAACGTAAAGTCTCCACTATTGATATTTACATTATAGAGTGTTTTACTTTTTTTGCAACTCTTCATTTCCATTAAGCACAGCATGTAATAGCATATACGCATTAAATAATGCGGCAAACGCCGTGTGCCCATAAGCGGATCTTGAAAATAATCCCCTACACATAGCATTATTAATTGCGATGGTTGCATAATACTGTTTAGAATCTGTACGAGGTTCATAAACTACAGATATCCGACGAACATCTTCTTCGGATAGTAGTTCAAGAATAGTGTTAATTGGGTTATCCATTTTGTAATTCGGTCCTTACTATCATTAATTTAGTATACATAATTCTTGACGAAGTCATAAGTAGGGAGATCAAACGCGCTGATATGAACATCTACCTTGTATTCGTCTGATAAATCAGATAAATCTTTAGAAATAATACTCCAGTCGCCGCCCCCTAAGCCTTGCCCAATTGGCACAGTATCGATATGAGAGAATCCGTTATACGTAGCGAATAACATAACATCTTTTATAGCTTTACGAATTGCATCATAGTCTACTTGTACCCCCTGTCCAACGCGCGGTTGAGTGATACAATTAGCAATCCAGCTCTCTTCTTCCGTCTGCCAAAATACGACACCGCCGAGTGCAACAATATCATAATCGAGTTGACGTTTATATTCAGTATAGCACCTCGGCCATTTGTCTCGGATGCCTTTAGCGACTCCGGCTCCCATATAACCCAAAGCATTGCAGCCGTGAGCTAGTAGAAACGGACCTTCGAGCTCTAATACATTGCGGTGAAAATATTTAAGCATCTACTGAATATACTCCGAGTTGATATGCAGTACAGATTGCTGCAACAAATATCGCATCGCGAGCAGAACTTATTTGCTCTGGTAGTACATCGGCATCGTATAGCAACGATAGTAGAACCGGTGTTTCATTAATCATTGTGAGGTATGGTTGTAAAATATTCGATACCTCGTCACTCTCTTCAGTCATATTACCACTCCTCATTTTTAAAACGAACAGCGCGGATAAGCTCCGGAAAATCATTTCTGATCTTACCAAGCTTACCGCGCATTACTTCAGTACTATATCCATCCATTCTATCGATAATGAATGTTACAGCTTCAATAAACCGTTCTTCATCATTTAGCTTTGACATTTAGGAAATACTCCCGTGTTGTAATTTCTTCATGGGTGCCTTCGAGGAAAATATACCCGATTGGTCCGCCTTCGATATCAGTATCAAAGATACCAATTGTCAATATATTTGTCCAGACTGCACCAGAGTCAAGGTTTGTACGTCTATGTGCATGTGCGAACCGCGCATTATCATGAGGATGTGGGGTATGTCCGTGTACAATATGCTTTTCTTGTGCCGAGCCTCGATCTGTCTTCAAAAAGTACTCGCGGATCCAAAGTAGATCTTTTTCTTTTTGGTCGTTGAGGGGTCGATCGGGATTAACACCAGCATGTACAAAAAATAAATTATCTGTTTCATACGAAAGTGGGAGACCGTTTAACCAATCAACATGCTCAGTAGGAATGTACCGTAGTGGATCAGAAGTAACTATTCCACCTGGAATGGCAGCTCCGTATGATTCGAGAGTTTCGATGCCCCCATTCATCAACCAAGACGACATATACCCGTAGTTTGAACCATTGATGAGTGCATCGAGCATCATACGCTCATGGTTTCCCATAAGACATACGAGTTCCTGTGCTTCAGTGTTGCTTGCTTGAGCAGCTATGAGAAAATCGATACATTCAGCTGACTCCGCTCCACGATCAACATAATCACCGAGCATAACAATTCGCTTATCGGCATCG